TTGCGTTTTTTTTCTTTCTGCCGCTGCTTGAGTCATGCGTTCCGGTGTTCCTGCTTGGACACCTGATAGTTCTGCTGCGTATGTCTCAAAACTAGCATTTACTACGTTCTTAAATTGTTGTGCATCCAGTCCAAAGTTCTGGTAAAGAGACCTTACAACTCTCGGGTGTATATCTCCCAAACTCTGATTTGCTCGCTGGTACGCTTCTGCTATCAATTTTACCTTTTCACCAGGATCTGCAGCAAGCAACTCAACTGGATTCAAATATTGTCCTCCGAGCAAGGCATTAAACTTTTGTGCTTGCTTTAGTGCCTCATCCTTTGAGTCCAGCGATTCAGTTAGCGTCATCAAATCAGAAACGTCCACATTAGTTCTTTGTGCTGCCAAGTGAATACCCGCGAAGACGCTTGCAAAACCCTTTGTATACCTACTGTATACGGGCAATGACGTTGCAACCTCTCGAAACATCTTTTCTGGCGATGTCCCTGTTTGCTTGCCTAAGTCATACAACATGCCGAGAGTCTTCTCTTGTTCATCTAGATTCTGTTCTAGATTTAAAGACATGAATGTCCCGATGTCAGAATACGCAGAAACAGAAACACCCAACCTAGAAAGTTGACCAGCAGTATATACTACTCTATCCATATCTGCTTTTGAATACTGCATGAATGCCCTTCTTGCCTGATTGACCTCTGTGAAGAGTTCACCCGCTATCTGTTTAGAATTGGCGCCATAAGCCATGGAGAGTTTATCGCCGACATCGATAATCCTCTTATCGTATCCCTGCAGTCCTGTTTGTTTAAATAGTTTTGCACGTGCATCCTGCAGACCGCCGTATGCATCGAATACTTTACTAATAGCGGTAGCGAATAAGTTTGCAGCAGTCAGTGATTTTTTTAATCCCTTGGCGAATCCCTTCACTGACCCCATGATGTCCGTGGAGTGCTTGCTTATTCCGAATGTCGATTGAAGTATTTGCTCTGCTACTTGAGCACCTTTTTCTACACCAGCAACGTCTGCAGCGTTCTCTTTGTTACTTTTGTGTAATACTTTTAGTTCTTCTTGAAGGTTCTTAATCTCGTCTTCTGTATTTTCATCAGAAATATATAGTAACTTGATCTTTTCTCTTAAGATCCTCTCGGTTCGCTGACCGTACTGGATTAGTTGTTTCTTAGTTTCGGTGGTGCTCTGATAGATCTCACCTCTCTTCTTTGCAAGATCCCTTCTTCTCTCTAGGTCTCCAAGAATTACATTTACGTCGAGGTCCGCAACAGTAGACCTGTTATGTGCCTGTTCGAGTTTTTTAAGTAATCGCTCTACTTGCTTATATTCTTGACTCTCTGGATCTACTGGCCCGCCTTGGTCCTGAAATCCTGTAAGGAGGTTTGCCAGTTCCGTGAATTCATCTAAACTCCAAGCCATCTAGAAAGACCTCCCTACTTGAAAGGCCAGATCAACCCAGTGTCCCTCTCGAAAGATTTAACAGATCTGCCTAGTTTGTATTTGTCTCTTAGAGTTTTCGGATTGTTCAAACCGTATTGTGACAGAGAGGAAATATATCTCTTTTCGCCTGCCAAAGTATTGACAAACGAATCTACTTGTGCCTTTGACCCTCTTACTTTGACAGGGAAAAACTCCCCAGTAAAAAGCGCGTTGAGGATGAGACGAAGTCTAGCGCCCATAGCAATAAGGAAACTTTCGTCCATTCGTGTAAAATCGATTATAATTGGTTCTTGTTCTTTCACTTGATACACTCCAGTAATAAGTAGTTATCTTTTCTTATTCTTGGCATTCATCTTTTTCATTTCTTCGTTTTTGTCTTCGAAGTGTTTACTCAACCTGTGAACGAACCAAGACCTAATTCTAACTGGAAGGTCATACACATCATAATAGTTCCAGTTTCCGTGATGAATCAGATAGAATATCTGCTCATGCACCTGCATCATGTGGGTGTCACCCAGGCCAAAAAAACCCGGCACCCAGAGGGACCTCCATATCGGATGCTTCGCCGCAATACATGCACTCAAAGTTCTCCTTCATTTCTACCTTCGGGACCAGTTTCGCGTAGTTCTTTCTAATAAACAAAGAATCTCTTGCTGGAAGGTCTAGGACCATCGCTCCGACTTCGTCGAGTTGTGTTACGCCGCCGATGGATGTAATAATAGACTTGAGCAAATCAGTCGTTGCAGATTCTGCCAACTTATTCTTTGCCCTCATCTCTGACTGCTTTTGAATTCGCTTTTCGTCACGTGCTGTCAGGAGTCTAACAGTAACCTCTTGTCCAGATGCAGGTAGTTGTGCTACAAACTGACCATTCTGGTTTAACTCGAAAGGAGTACCTTCGGACTCGTCTGCTATAAAGTATTTATTGTAATCTGAGAGATCAAACTCATGATCAACTTCGGCATCGCAAGACGGGCAATTGATCTTAACCTCATATTCTGGTCCATATCCTGTGATTCTGGCAGCAATCATAATTGCTGACTTGTCGCCAATCAGAAGATCGTCAACATTGATGTTTTGATTAACCAAAATACCTTGAATGAATTTATCTAATGCCATACCCTTGTTTAGAAGTGTTTGGGAAGTAAGAACATCCTCATCTCTAGCAGTCATGAAACGAATCTCTACTACTTCTTGATTGTGCAATGGATGCCCTTGGGGGTAAAAACGTCCGCCTGACGGTAGATCAACAAATTCTGTATTTGCTGTGCGGCGGACTGTTTCCTGTGGTTGAGGCGCTGCTTGCGCCTGGGGTTCGCCTACCGACTGAACCCTTGAAGAATTTCTGCTCATATAACCTCTCTTTTAACTAAATTATAAACTAAAAATAAATGTTTTTTTTATTAAACGCCCGGTGCTCGATTACTTCTGTTCGTCACCTGAGTATTTGCAAAACCGCTCGCTCTCTGCAAGTCCTTACTTGGCGAAACCTTAGTTTCAAGGTCTGCCCAGTCATACCTAACAGAAAGTTCTACGTTTACTAACTCGTCTGACTCGTAATCCAAGTCGCCAAAGTTAACAGACTTAATCCAGGGATTGTACAAAGACCAAGTCTCAATTGGAGCGCCGTCTTCATCAATCATGTGAATGAACATGCGGCCGCCAACAGCGTCAACTGCTCTCTTTTTTGAGAACGTAACTACATTGCTTGCCTTTCCGCGACCCTGTGGGTCATTCAAAAAGTTGTGCGGTGCAACATATCCAGAGTTCTCGATCAACTGAAGCATTGTGTGTGATGCATCTGGATCGACTGGGTCAACTAGTGTAATACTGACCTCATCCCACTCCAATCTTCCTGGGTAGTAAAACTTGTAGTTAATAAAACTATGTTCTGATTCAGATATCGTAAAGTTTGGTTTCCCAGTTGTCTTTACAATCCACTGTGGAACGCCATTGAACGATAACAAAAATCTATATTTTCTTTTTGGCTCGATTGCTGCATCTGACCAAAATTTCTGAGTTGTCATATAATAAATCCTCCTAACACTATTAAGTAGTGTCTAGTTTTTTTTAATCTTCGAATGATGCGCCAGTATTTGTGATTACAAAATCAATAGCAATAAACTCGATTGCTCTTGCTGGTTTCAAGAAGATCTTAGCATACATAATGTTTCTGTCAATCAAATCTGGTGTTGTCGTTGTGTCATCTAAAATGACTCTAAAATCCGACAGACCAAATCTAGATTTAACTGAGTCCAAGAATGGTTCAACCTGACCACGGAACCTATCCCATGTTGACTGAACGTTCTGGTCGAAAAGAAGTCTAGCAGCAATTCTAGAAATCTCTTTCTTCACGAAAATCATCAAGCGACGAACGTTAATTCTGTCAAGCGCTGATGGTGTAACCTGTAAAGTCTTCTGTCCGAATACCACGATACCCTCTGCTGGAAACTGTGCGATCGGGTTAATGTTTGCCTCGTAGAGCGTATCTCTCTCTTTCGAAGAAACTCTTTGCGATACAGCAACAACTGGAAGACCTGCTGCACCATCAGACAATCCACCTCTTGTGAATCCTGCTGGAGCAAACCAAAGTTCAGACTCTCTCTCAGTACTACCAAAAGTACCAAGTGCTGCAACTGAAGGTGGTACCCAAACCTGCGAATCACTGATTTGATCAACAACCTTTACCCAAGGATAGAAAGCACAAGCGTAACTTGTATTAAGTCCTCTATTCTCCAAACTAGTAACAGCAGTTGTCACCTTAGAGTTCTGAACGTTTGTCTTAAAATCGGATTTGTTTTCTGTGCTAGGAATGTACCCACCGCTCTCAATGTCAACGATTGCGAGAGCGTCCGCCCTTTCTTCGCAAACTCTGATTGCTTGATTCGTCACTCTAGTATTGGTGATACCAGGCAATGTCAAAACATTCATCTCGATCTCTTCTGGGTCAGACACCGCATCGATTGCTCTCTTGAGAGATGCAATCTCATAACTGGTGGTTTCATCCTTTTCAGACATTTTTGAGTTTCTGAACGCTTCTTTTTCTGTTATGTCAAGACCATCAAACCCACCAAAAACAGGAATTGTGAATTTGCAGAATCCAGACTTTACAAGTTCTGTAATACCCGAGTGTCCTGCAGTATAAGACTTGTCAGCGCGGCGTGCGCCAGGAGCATAGACTGCGGTACCTGCAAGATCCGAAGTAATGTGTCCCTGTGAATCTCCGAGGTGGCGCTTCACTGAACCAGTCTTGTGTACCACGATTAAGTCATCTAGCGTAAATCTGAAAGAAACTTCTGACTTATCTGTCACAGGATTCGAATCTTCGTCTGACACGTAAGTGTTACCTAAACGACGAACAACATCAATGTAAGAAGGATCGAACCTGGTATCGGTCGGTGTCCTGTAAGTCGAGACACCAAAAAAGGAGTCTTTAGCGTTGGACAACCCTTCTGCAGAAGCGGTAAGTCTTAGTGGTAAAGTGGGATAAACCAAGGATGCTGTTGCTTCAACAGGCATTCCAATAACACCCATTTGTCTCACTGCACCGAGCGGTTTGAAGGATGTTGATGCGCCGTCATCCATGTCAAACAGTACGTCAGAGGAACCCGACAAGAGTTCTGGTGCCGTAATCTTGCTGCCAATCGAGTCGGTGACCAAGTGAGTGGTAGCAATCGTACCTGTCTTGTATCTGATCGGACCTTCGAATCCAAACGGTAGCAATTGTGTATCTGTTGATCCTGCATCGACATCCTGATCCATCTTAACTCTAAAAAACTTAGACTGATTGGGGTGATTACCATACAATCTATATCGTGAGTCTGTTTCGTCCCACTCTCTATATTGATCACCGATCTTGGCGGCAATATAATTCTTCGAGTTTGGGTTGAGACTACATCCAGAGAACCTTTCAAGGACAACTGGTCTAGCGTCATTATCTGTGACCTGTCTGATAAGAACAGTAAACGTGCCATATGGACTAATGTCTGTTCCTGTTTTTAAATCAGTGATGGATATCTTCAAATCCTTTGAGTGCGAACCACCATCAGCGATACCAACAAACTTGAACAGTTTCTGCATGTTTGCTACGGTGAATGATCCAGGATCAGTATTTGTGTCTTGCGAAAAGACCCAACCAGTCACGGAGTCTCTTGATGGTTCTCTGTGATCATGAAATGGAACCGCTTCCTTCAAAAGAGGTACAACCATTGCACAAAGGGAAGCGTCTCCAGACAGGGCACCCCGATGGAGAGTGTTTGCAACGCCATCGACTGTTGCAAGTCCGTGATTATCTCTGACAAATCTGTCGTAAGTTTCGCCCAACCAGTACTTCTGCACACCTGCGGTTTGAGTGATGTCGGTGTTGGTAAGTGTCGGATTAGTGTTGAACACCTTTCTAATATACTTGTCTGAGTCTCTGTTGAAATTGAAAGTAACCTTGTTAAAGGTGCTGTTCGTGCCCTTATCATAAAGATTGGCGACGAACTCCATCGAAGCAGCATCAGACGATTTAACTAACGCGAATGATGCGGTAACGAGACGACTATCTGTTGGGCCCTCAATACTAGATGAAATGATTGGTTCAGATGCCGCTGTACTAGTAAGAGATCCCAAAGTGCCCGACAAGACGATTGCACCTTGCTGAAAATACCAAACTGCTGCTAAAGTGCCTGTTATATTTGTTTGTGTTCTTGCTGCGGCCGTGTTGCCTGACCACTTGGTCCTACTGTCAACACCACCTGTAGAGAATAGATATAAACCATAAGCAGAAGACTTGGTATCGGTCTGAGGTTCGGAACCGTCATTACTGGTACCGTCCAAAGTCCATCCCGCTTCGCCGCCGCTAGTAGCCTGTGGGTCCTGTGTGCCCAAAAGTCGAACAACATTGACTGGTCCACTATTTCTTAAGAATGCTTGTGCTGCGTATGCTGCGTAGGTTGGAGCGGTATAGTTACCATCTCTCCAAACATCACCTCCTTGCCCTCCTGGGATTGGGTTGCCGAAAACCTCAACGAATTGTGCCATCGACTCAACGGTCAATGGAATCATGCCAGGACCTTTTTCTAAACGACCTATAATCGTTGGACCTACTGCATTTGGTGCTTTTGGTAGTTGAGAATTATCAATCTCATTAAGAAATACACCGGGTGATACAAATTTAAACTTTTTTACAGACATACTGGAAATCTCCTTGTTAACTAAAGTTAAGAATAATATATTTTTACTCTCTATTAAATAGTATTTTCAATCTCCAAAAGTTGAGAAAAGAAATAAGAAAAGGAACGGGGGGACTATGTCCCCCCTTTTAGGTAGGATTATCAGAACTGATGTGAACCCGAAAGGTACTGTACGACCACGACATCGTCAGAATCCATCGTCAGACTCTCATGTAAGAAGACTCCAGTGCCGACCGGAACAGTGGCACCAGATACGACCGTTTGTACTGTGGCACCTGCAGTGTCTGGTTCGCCAGCAATGCCTGATCCAGATCCACCTACGCCAGCACTGTTGATTGCACCAAAACTGTACGAAGGGTTCCAATTCAGATTAACAAAGTGATCTGCGGTATCGCCAGTGGAATGCGGCTTCGCTGAATCCGCAGCATGTCCGAGACCTGCGCCGACAATTAATCTACCTTCAGTAGTTCCTGCCTTGTAGGTGATTTCGATCGATGCAGTACCATTAATGCTGCTCGTAGCGTTATACGATACAGTTGCAAGATCTGCTTTTGTATTCAACTCAGTATTCATCGCTGTTGCAAGATTAGACACAACATCTCTCCAGTCACTGACACCAGAGATTTCCTCTACTGCAGTTGTCTTTCTAAATGCACCTGGTTTAAGACCGCTGTATTCCATGTTCAAACTTGCACTGATTGGCAATGGAGATGGGTCCGCAGCCTCGTTAAAGTAAAAGATGTAATACTCTTTGTCGTTACTGCCCGTAGATTGTACTGCCACCAATTGTGGTATGTACTGTTTCAGTGGACCATATGCTTTGGCTTTACTGCCTTCGCTAGTTTCTTGCCCAATACCACCAGAAGTGAATAGGAACTTATACGTACCTGGTTGCAGTCCTCCACCGTGACTATAGTCAATAGTATAGTCCGCATCTCTTGTATTACCTGCGACACCGTTGCCTCTGGTAAGAAGTAGACCATTAAAGAACACAGACTCAGAACCTGAAACCATCCTTTCCGCACTCAAAGAACAGGTCGTATATAACGAACCAGAACCTTGTGTTGGTTGACTTCTATTGATAAGCGCCTTTGAAGATCTTGAGAAAATTCTTCTCTTCCAACCCACACTCATTTGACCATTGTTGAAAACAATACCACCGTGAGTGTCGGTATCGTTCTTAACAATATCATTGTTCAAGTGCGTTTTCTTGACAACGTCAGCGGTGACAATCTCATTTACCGACAACTTATCAATGTCAAGTTCATGGACTGTAATAGCAGACCCAGACAATAAATCGGTAGTGACCTTGTGCAACGTTGCAGTCCCTGAACCAGATAAGCTAGTGAAATCAAGATCTCTAACCTCTAGTTTGTCGACGTCAATTGTGTGCGCATCCACTGTTGATCCTGAAATAATTCCAGATATTGTCAACGATGCACCGTCTACGTCGTTCGCAGTCAACTTGTCTGCATCTAAGGTGTGTGCCTGTAGCGTAGTTCCAGAGACTGTTGTAAACGTTGCAGAAGTACCATCAACATCTCCAATGTTTGCCTTATTCACATCCAGATCAAAAATCTGTGCGAGAGCACCTGATACGGTTTGTGCGCTAAAGGAAGAACCACTGAAAATCGCATCCTGGTTACCCATTGCAGTAGCAATCGATACACTGTGGAAAATACCCACAGAACCTGAAATGGATCCTGTTACTCCAAAGCGCTGCCCGCCGTCACTAACAGACCCGCTCAAGGATGCACCCTGAGTTGCGCCAATCTTAAACAACAAGTCTGCGCCGATGCCAGATCCTGCATCGCCCATAATGACACTTGCAACACCGTTCGATCCAGAACCTGCTGTACCACCAATCTGAAGACCTGCGCCTTCCGTGGCAGCACCTACAGAGGCACTTACTGCTGGAATGAACTGCTTTTGAGGTACTTCGAAATACTCAGTAGTTGAAACTGTAGACTGAATCTTTCTAGCGGAAAGATCGTCGACGACAATCTTGTGAAACTTACCAGAAGAACCAGATACATCATCAACAGTCACAACGTGTAAATTCGATGTTCCAGAAGAAGTGACGTTAGTCACAACAACCTTCCTGAAGTCGCCTTCGTCACCATCAATCTTATGGAATAGTGAAGTCCCAGAAGAAGTAACAACGGTTGCAATCAACCTATTGTGTGTACCTTCATCTACGTCTGTCTTGTGGAACTGACCAGTCGCACCAGTTACAACAGTTGCGATTAGTTTCCCGAAGTCACCCTCGTCTGAATCCAACTTGTGAATCGATGCAGTGCCTGAACCTGAAATCATATACGCTGCCGCGTCTCTTGCCGTGGTCATTGCGACTCCACCAATAGTTGCTTCCTCAACATTAAGAACATGAAGAGACGTCGTTCCAGAACCAGAGACAGCGTTTGCAACTGATCCAAAAGTACCGAGATTCAACTTTTCCACAGTAGCTTCATCGACTGTCGCTTTGTGGAACGAAGAAGTGTTTGATGCCGAAAGAACACTCAAAAACACATCATTGTACGTTCTACCACTTGCACCAAGGTTTAACCACTCTCGGTTTTCGGCAATCGCAGCGGTACCTAAAACAACTGCAGACACAGAAACACCGTTAGAACCTGCCTCAACCCTGTTTGGTGGGGACTCTCCGATACCGTTGCCGCCTGCGAGTGGCATTGTAATGCCAGACATTGTGGATGGGTCCGCACTCTGGTTGTTGAGTGAACCAACAAAATAATCACTGCTCAAAGTTCTGCTTGCCCGACCCGATCCGACCTGAACACCACCAGCAATCGAAGAATAGGTGATTTCGATTGATGCCGTACCATTGACACTCGAAGTCTGATTGTAGGTCACTGTCGCGATATTGGCGCCACTTGACCCAAGGTTGTTGTTCATTGCATTGTACATGTTCGTAACAACAGTTCTCCAGTCCGAAATGCCTGAAATCGCCTCTACTGGAATCTCAAAAACATTGTTTGTAGGGGACATGTTGATTTGATTGGCAGACGGTTTGTTTGTCGAGGACCCATCAGACAAGAAGAAAAGATAGTCTTCGCTTCCTGTTGAGGCAACCTGTAGGTATTGAGCGTTGTAATCGGCTGCTGGACCATACGTCGATGTTGTGCTAGTACCGCCTGTTGAACCAGAAGTAAAAGTAAACCTGTACGTACCTGGCACTGCATCCGTCGCTGGTTTAATCGATGGGAAAATCCCGGCGGCACGAAGTTCAAGCGAACCTGATTGATTGCCCTGTACCGTACCAGTTGAGTGAAGTGAAAGTCTTGTCTTTGCACTAATCGTAAGACCAGTCTTTGAGTCTGCAAAAATTTCACCAGTAGACCCAGAAATACCAGTATAGGCAAAGACAACCTTACCAGCATCAGAAGCAGTGAGGTGCACGCCGTCTGATCTGATTTTAGAAATGCCGTCAAAACCTGTCCCATTATTAAACTGGACCGTTCCTTCGTCACCTCTCGCTGCGTTTGATAAGGATAGTGCGGTCTTTAATTGCGAAAAACTAAACGCTCTTGCGTTGTTGTTGGTAGCATCACCGGCAATGAATATATCATTGTCGACAAAGTCTACGTGACCACTGTTACCCTGTGTTACATCCAGGTGAGTAACCTGAACTGAACCTGACTGAATATCACTTCTTGTGATTGCACTTGAACCTAACTTAACTGTTGTTATCACACCATCGCCGATCAGCTTGGTGCCTATTTTTGTTATTGCCATTTAAAATTCTCCCTTGTTTTTGTATTAACAAACAAAATAAAAACAAGAG